TGCCGAAGATCCTCGCCACCTCTTCAACCGAAAATTGTCTACTAGCCAAAAACTGAGCTTGATCTGGAGTTACTGATATACTTTTATATTTCAATCCTTCCTCCAATACTGCCGTTTGGTTTGCACCGCTTAGAGTTCCATAATTTTTATTAAAACTATTTCTCAATCTATCAACTGCCTGTTCACTTAATGCTCTATCACTTTCCAAAACTCCAGATAATTTACCTCCGTTTTTAAAAAATGTGCTCGAATATTCTTGAACTTGCATTCCCCACCCAATAGCTTTCTTACATTGTTCAATTGGGCTCAATCCTGTAATTCCATCTGGTCCTGTAATCATTTTAAAATGCATGATATTGTCTGAGTCATGAGTTTCTCCAGATTTCTCATCACTATAATAAAGTTTATTGTCTAAAGTGTAAGTTTCTACATCTCCATAGTTCAAAGGCAATAATTCAATTACTCTTCCATTTCTATTTCTTACAATCTGAACATAAGAATTTCCATCTGAAAGCATGTCCATAATTATCCTTTCGTAAAAAGTAATTTTATTTTGATATGTATTAGGTTGGTATTTTACTAAGAAAGATAAGTCAGAGCTTACTTCTATATTATCCCCATTGTTTTCTCTTCTAAAAACTCCAATAGGCAAAGTTGAAATACTTTCCGAAAGTAATCTCATTGCTGCCCAAACAGCAGAAAAAGTTAAAGCAGTTTCAGCAGAAACCTCTTGAGATGATCCAAAAGGAAGGCTGTAGTTTATACTCCTTTGCTCTTTCTTTGGAGTCCCTGAAAAAATGTTTTGAATTGATTGTAATATCCCCACTCTATAATAATTTTTGCAATTATACGATTATTTTTTTTTGTTTTTGTGTAGCATTGTTTCCTTTAATTTCCTATCCCTGCAAACTCTAAAACTATTGTAATCCGAATATTTCCTTTTGCCGAATAAATCAATATGTTCCTTTTCAACTGCCTCATAAGTTTCCTTATATGTTTTAAAGTTTTTTGACTGTTCCCAGAACTCTCTTACGAATCCATCTGCTGAATAAATATATATCATAACATTAAAAGTCCTCTACCATCATAAACAGAACTTAAATCTCCCTCAGTCATATATTCTCCAACGCTCATTATCAGAGAAACAACCCCATCAATTTTCTCAGAACTCTTTTTCTTTGATGGTTTAATATTCCCTGCAGCATCTTCCTCCATAACAGTGTTTGAAATCATCCACTTCAATACAGGATTTCCATCATGTAAAATTTCTTTTCCTAATATTAGGGCCTCAACTTGTTTTGAAGGTGCCGATAAACTAACGAATCCCTGCCCAAAAGGATTCATTGGAACTCCCTCTTGTGTTAAATCAATAACTAATTGAGATGCGTTCCATCTATCATATGCAATTGATTGAATATTATATTCCATTCCTAAGTCAAATATTTTTTGTTTAATAAAATTATAATCTGCAACATCGCCAGGAGTTGCAATAATATGGTTTTGATTTATCCAAGTCATATAATCAACCTTATCTCTCTCACTTCTTTTCCTTGCGTTCTCTTCTGGAATAAAAAAGTATGGTAAAATAATAAACTTATTATCTTCTTTAAATAATAAAACCAGAGCAGAGATATCCCTAGTTGATGCCAGGTCCAATCCTGCCCAACATTCTTTTCCTTTTAATTTTTCCAAATCAATACTTCCCTCACAATCATCCCATTCCTTTGTTCCAATCCATGCTGTTTGAGAGTCAGTCCAAATATTAAGCATTAATCTTTTGAAAGTATTTTGATATGAAGGAACATCCATTGCTCTTTGAGATTCTCTTCTCATATATTCTTTCCTTAAACTTATTCCATAATTCGGATTGGATTTTTTCCATACTTCTTCATCTGTAATATCATCATCCAAATCAGCTTCATAAATTGCAGAATAAAAACTTGGATCTTCTATTATTTTATCTTGAACTTGTTTTGCATAATTATAAACCTCATAACAAATAGAGTTCCTATCAAATCCCGCTGTTGTTATTGCTAAACAAAGAGGCTGCCTTCTTGAACCTGTTGAAGTTAAAAGAGTGTCCCATAAATCTCTGTTTGGTTGTGTGTGTAATTCATCAAAAATAATGCAGTTTGCATTGAAACCATGCTTTGTTTTTGAATCAGAAGAAATAGCTTGATAGAAATTTCCTTTACTTTCGTTTGTAATTGAGTTTCTGAAAACTTTTGCTCTGGATATTAATTCTTTATTATTAAGAATCATTCCCTTTGCAATCTCAAAAACTATTCCAGCTTGTGATCTATCCCCTGCAGCTGAGTAAACTTCTGATCCTCTTTCATCATCTGCAAATAACATATACAATCCTATTGCAGCACAAAGAGTTGATTTCCCATTCTTTCTTGGAACTTCTATAAATGCAGTTCTGTATTTCCTCAATCCATTCTCCTGTTTCCATCCAAATAAATCTCCAATTATTTTCTTTTGCCAATCTTCAAGAAGTAAGGGTTTTCCAGTAAGCTCTCCTTTTGTATGCGTGCAAAAAGTTTCAATAAATCCAATTGCTTTTGAGGCAGCTTCTTTATCAAAATGATATTTATTCAAAGTAATTATTTATTTGAGTATTTTTATTTATAGTTGGAGCAGCAATTGAAGCTCTAGCAACTGGAGTAAGTCCGAACTGAGTTGCTAATTTCATAGCTGAATTTAATGCATCTTTTGCAATCTTTTGATAAGGAACTGCTTGAGCATGTTTTAATGTTCCATCTGGATTTCTAAATGCTTGAATCCTCCCTTTATTTCTGAGCATAGTTTCCGTTTCAATATACAAACTTATTTCATTGCAGTAAGCTTCCACCAATCTTAAATCTACATTATGAAGCATTCCAATATTAAACAACTGAGAAGAAACTTTGTTCCATTCTTCTTTTCCAATTTCAGAAAGCCATTCAGGAGCCTCCGGTAAATCAGAAACCAAGTCAACAGCCATTTCATTATTTATGATTCTGCAAGGGACAGATGTTCCCTGCATCTCTTTTAATTTTGATGGTATTTTTTTTCTACCCTTTCCCATAAAAATTTAATAGAGCGTTAGGATTGAATCGAACATCTCCTCTCAACTGGATTGTCAAGTGTGCAGCCATTACACCTCTAACGCATTTTATATTTGCAAACATACTAATTTTTTCTTTCTTTTAAAGTTACTTTTTTCCCTTTATACATTCCTGCACCTATTTTATCAATTTCGCTAAATGGAATAATTGACTTTGTTAAATTATTTTCCACTTTCTTATCAATAAAATATATATACTTAAACTGATACCCTACTAATCTTTCAATTTTATGTCCCTTATTTCTTAAATTTTGCATACAACTGTCTGAAATGGTCCAACCTTTTACTAAACACTTGTCCCATAATATTTTTCCGTGAACAATCTCATTATTAAAATTAAACACTTGTCCACTTTTAGTAATACCAACTAATTTAAATCCACTTGCTCTGTAAATTGTTCCATCTCCACATTGAGTTCCATCTGCAAAACTAATCACCCATTTAATTTGTGGTGCATTTTTTTTTATTAATTTTATTGCTACACTTATACATCTGCTCTCACTATATTTTGGCAAATAATCGTCAAATGCCATTCTATTCAATTCAATAAATTCATTCCATCCTGTCCCTTCTACTAAATTTATAGTCCCTTTTTTATTAATACTTGGTCCGAAACTCATTACTCCATGCAATCTGCTGTCTAAAAAACATCCAAAATGAAGAGTGCTATTTGGAACAACTTTCCCACTATAATGATTTTTTCTCACAAAATCATTTGCTCTTTTTGAACTTAATACTTTTAATTTTATTTCCTTTGCTCTTCCCATTGTTTTATAATTAAATAAAGAGCATTTCCATTTCCATTTTCATTTCCAAAAGTTTCAACAAACTTAAACTCTTCTGATCTTTTTATTTCAATTATAGCTTGCTTTATTATGTTTGCTTGTTCGTTTGATGTGGTGAAAGTTTGTTGTTGTAAATTTGGTTTTTCTCCAATCGGTAAATCAAAATTATCATTTAACTCATCTTCATTTACAAATAATTCATCTGGTGTAAAACCCCACTCAATCAATTCTTCATATTCAAAAAACTCTTGCAATAATTTATCATCAAAAGTTCCTCCATTCTTATTTAATTTAATATTTAATTTTTTTTCTTTTTCTAAAGGTAAATTTACAATACTGCAATCAACTTCTTTATTTCCATTTTCTTCCCAAATTTTTAATCTTTGATGACCTCCAATAATAATATTTTTCCTTTCTGGATTTTCATTTACCACTAAAGGTTGAACTAATCCAAATTCTTCAATCCCATCTTTCAATTCCTGAAGTTGCAATACTGAAATTTTTCTTGGATTATATTCGGCCCGTATCAATTCACTAATTTTTCTTTTTTCTATTCTCATTTTTATTTAATTTTATCATTTGGAGCCTGAAAAGAAGTCCCGAAACCCTCATATTTTGTTGTATCTTTCATGTAGTTTCCGCACTTGCATTTAGCCTCTTTGATGACCATTTTTTTATTTTCAAAAACTAAAGTTTGTTTCAAAATATTTTTTTCTAATTTACATTTTTTACATTTAAAGTTGGCCATTTTTGTTTGGTTTTAGTTTGAACTTAAACTGATATGATACCATACTTCCAATTTTGCATGTAAGAACAGAAAAC